TACATTTATTAATCATGTTTCTTCTCCTCAATTTCGTAAAAGAAGTTATCCGTATCTTCGGTCTTCCATTTACTTGTGTTTTCTACGTTCCACTCAGATGTCTGCACTTTCCAATCTGGGATGTTATTCTTCACCGTAAACGAAGGTATATCCCATATACATCTATTATTAGGTTGTGCTGCATAGTTCCCATCGTCGAGAGCTATGATGTGAGCACATTTATGCTCGTGCGGTATCTCTGAATGATCCGTATCTAAGATATTAGACTCTGGATGAGCAAAGTCAACAGTGAATAAATACTGTCCATGATGCCATTTTTTGTCTTTTCCAATGTATTTTCCAGCTTGTCCGTCTAGGATATCCCAAGAAGTAATAGCAGGATAATAACTGAAACAATTCCATAGCTGTAACTCATCAAGTCTACGCCTAGGAACATCTTCCGGTTTGAAGCCGCGTTGTATAAACGCCGTAATTGGGAGCCTATAAAAGATAGCACCGTTTTCCATGATTGCATGGAACAGAATCGATTTACCAGTGATCGAGCTAATTCCGAAAATAATACAGTCTTCAACTTCGCCATGATGACTTTTAAGATCATAAAGATACTCCTTCCTTATTTGAGCATAGGTTACTGGTATATTTGCGTTTAGGTATGCCATAATTTTTATCCATTAATTTCACCCCAGTTGTCCCCAGACTCATAGTCAACTTTGTTGGGAACAGCCAGACTAACAGCATTCTCCATAATTTCAATTATTTTTTTTGCCTGCTGTTCAGACTCTACAGATATATCCAACTCATCATGTATTTGTATATGTGGTACAATACCTTCATTGTATAAATCAACCATAGCTTTCTTTGTCATGTCAGCTGCAGATCCTTGTATTAATTTATTTAATGCTTTGTATGTAAATGCTCTACGTATATGTCTTAATGTATACGTTTGAACTGCCTCATTAAAATCCATAGGTTTATGCATACCAAAACTATTTGGTTCCCATTTATTAAATCTACATCTACGTCCTAATAAAGTTCCAATAGATCCAGAGTTTTGCGCATGTCTTGATGTTGCATTCATTAGATCTCTAACAAAAGGTACGTTGTTATGATATTGATTAAATAAATCTTCTGCTTCTTGTTTTGTTGCTAGTCCTAATTCTGCCTGTAATTTTGCTTTACCCATGCCATAAAACAAACCTAAATTTATAGTCTTGGCTTGTGTTCTAGATATGTTTGCCATATCAGCCACAGTTTGGTGGAAGTCTACGTCATTATTATTAAATTTATCTACAATGTCTGATACAGAATTATCAAAACATATTGGCTCTGTTCTTGCTGCAAAGTGCACAACAAGTCTTGGTTCTTGTTGAGAATAATCAAAACAACCCCACTTGTGATTTTTTTCTGGTAGAAACAAAGAACGAATCATAGGACCTAGATCTTTATTTCTTGCAGGTATTTGCTGTAAGTTTGGATTTGAATAACTAAATCTACCTGTAACTGTGCCTCCCTGATCAGATCTTATAGGGTTTATATCCGCATGTATTCTACCTCTATAATTATGTTTTAGTATTGTATCTATGAAAGTTGTGTGTGCCTTGTTTATCTCTCTTGCCTTTGCTATACTCTTAACTACAGGATGATTATGTGTGGAAAGGAAGTTTTTTGTAAATGAAGGTGACCCCGTTTTCTCGGTTGTGGCGTAGGTTAAGGAAAGCTTGTCGAATACTTTGGCAATCGATCTTGCTGCCCATATTTGAACATCTATTCCTGTTTCTTTTTTTACTTGTACTAGGAGTGACTCTTCCTGTTGTGATAACTGCTTCTTCAATTTATGAGCACGTTCGACATCGACACACACCCCTTTAAATTTCATATCAATTAAACACGGAAACAATTGTGTTTCTAAATCAAATATTTCTACTAAATGTTGTTTCTGTATTTCTACAGATAAAACTTTAAAAAGATCTAAAGTTAACTGTGCATCTTGTTCTGCATAGTTACCAACATACATGGCAGGTAGTTTATATAATTCAGATTTAGGATCTATACCCCATGCTTCTGCTGCTTCTTTCAAAGCTTTCTCATCTTTTACTTTTCTTAAGTAATCATACGATACACTATTTAATGTGTACCAAAGTCTGTTCTCATCAATTAAAGATGCCATCAACATGGTATCCATAATATGTCCGTTAATAGGTATACCGTATGCTTTTATCCAACACACGTCATACATTGCGTTGTGAAATATTTTGTAAGAGTCTGTTGCACAAACTTTTTTAAACCACTCTAAAACTATTCTTCTATCAAGATTACCACCACCTTCGTGTGCTATTGGATAGTATCCTTTCCATCCTTCTGTAGCTACAGCTATACCAACAATCTCTCCATGTCCTTGTATGGCACCAGAACCTTTTGATTTTAAATCAGGATCTTTTGTTTCTAAGTCAATCGCAATATACTTTTCTCCTGATAAATCAGGGAAACTTTCTGGGCAATCCCATTCAGTTTGAACTGTAAACATTATTTATTGTCCTTATTAAATTTACATTCACCAGCTATCGCCATGTATGCAGCTGCATCAATGTATGTGTCTGTATTTGGATTACCAAACTTTGTTCTTGCAACTTTTAACAACGCTAACATCACAGCTGCGTCGTGTGCTGTAAGTTCTTTGTCTATGTATGCAGACCAAAGTTTTGCTATATTGCCATGATTAATTACTTTATCTCCATATGTCTTTGCTCTTGGTCCTGAGATAAGTTGCTTTGCTATCTCTAATGCTTTTTCTGTTTTCATATTATTGGTGCTCCTATGTTGTATTGATATTCATAACCCTGATTAGCTATAAATAGTTTTTGTTTTGCTCTTGTTACACCTACGTAGAAAGTTCTATGTTCTGGATCCGCGTCTCTCCTTGCGGAGTCATAGATGATTCTCT